CGTCACGGAGGCGGGAGAGCTTCTTTTCATACTGCTCTGCCTGCAGGTGCAGCGCCTTCAGCTCCTGGGCGGTCTCATCCCGGTGGGTGACGGTATAGTGGAGCGGCAGGGAGGAAGCAGCATCGGCGCGCAGACGCTCGATCACCGCCTCGTGCAGGGCCTCCACCGTGATGCTCTGACGGGATTTGCAGCGGGCACGGGCATAACCGTTGCAGATGAAATAATGCGGCTTCTGGAAGACCAGGGTGCTGCCGCAGTCGGCGCAGCGAACCACGCCGCCCATCCAGTCCTTCAGCTCGAAACTGGGGCGCGACTTGGGGCGGTGGATCTCCGAGGAGGCGGACACCAGCTTCTGCACAGCGTCGAAAATCTCCTGACTGATCAGCGGCTCATGGTCGCCGGTGACGGCCATGGTGTCGGCGTTATGAAAGTCGCGGCGGGTCCTTCCCGAGGGCGTCCAGCGGTTTTTCCCGACGTAGACCGGGTTCTGGAGCCAATACATCACCGTGCGGTTTTCGATCTTGCCGCCGCGGTGGGTGCGCAGGCCGCGGGCGTTCAGCGCGTCCACGATCTGCCAGACCGGGACGCCATCCAGATAGTCCCGGAAGACCTCGCGCACGGCCTCAGCCTCCTTCGGCTCCGGAAGCATAAACGGTGCGGGGCCGTCCGGATTCCGGCGGTAGCCGAAGGGGGGAGGGGTCTGCCGGATGCCGCGCTCCGCGTTTACGGTCATGCTGCGCTTGACTTCGCCGGCCAGACGGATGGAGTAATACTCGTCCATCCATTCGATGATGCGCTCGATCAGGCTGCCGAAGGGGCCGTCTATGATCGGCTCCGAGACGCTGACCACCTCCACACCGTTACGCCGGAGCATGGACTTGTAGAAGATACTCTCCTCCTGGTTCCGGGCAAAGCGCGAGAATTTCCACAGCAGGATCGCCTCGATGGGGCGGTCCTTTTCTTTGGCCAGCGCGATCATCTCGTTAAAGGCCGGGCGCTTGGCGGCGCTGCGGCCTGAGATGCCGGAGTCCACAAAGACGTAATTGTCCGGGACAAGATAGCCGTTGCTCTGCGCCCAGGCGCGGATCGTCTCCAGCTGGGAGTCCGGGGAGAGCTCCGCCTGGTCGTCCGTGCTGACGCGGATGTAGGTGGCGGCGATCTTGGGAGCGGGACCCCTCAGCCCGGCAAAGCCGGGAGGAGAAGAGGAACGCGGGCCGCCGAGGGCGTCGGCCCCTACGGACTTCGACACATCGGACGCTTCATAACGGGGGAGCGGAGCACCGAGGACAGCGTTCCCTACGGCGAGAGCGGAAGCGGTGAGAGGCATGGTGGACCTCCTTTCCTTAGAAACGACAAAAAACAGTTGAAATGAATGATATGAGGTGCTATGATGCAGTTATCTCAGTAAAAAACAAAAGATTTTACAAAGTTGGTGCTGCCGGATATGAAATATGTTACGTTACTACAGTTATTTTACAGAGATAAGGGCGCATATTCGGAAGATTATCTCGCCCGCTTTCATTCTCCAAACGCGGTGCGGCTGGATTTTCAGATCCATGGGAATCAGGCGTTTTATCTGCTGACGCCGGAGGTCCTGAAGCTGACCTCGGAGATCCTGCAGGCAGATAAAAAAATCTCTCTCTTGAAGCAGATGCTGCCGGGGGCGGCGATCCATCAGTTCACGAGGCGCTGCCTGATCGACGAGATCGTGGTGACGAACCGGATCGAGGGCGTTCACAGCACGCGGCGCGAGCTTTATGAGGTGCTGGGCGAGCTGGAGAGCCAGGCCGAAAGGAAGCACAAGCCGAAGCGGTTTTCCGGTCTGGTGAACAAGTATATGAAGCTGCAGAGCGGAGAAGAGGTCCCGCTGCGGACGATTACGGACATCCGGCGGCTATATGATGAGCTGGTTCTTCAGGAGGTCCTGGAAGAGAATCCGGACAATGCGCCGGATGGGAGCGTGTTCCGCCGCGGCGCGGCAAGCATTGAGGGGCCGACCGGCAAAGAGCTCCACCGGGGTGTGTACCCCGAGAGCAGCATCATCGACAGCATGGAGAAAGCCCTGCAGTTCCTCTGGGACGAGGACGTTCTTCTGCTGCAGCGGGTTTCGATCTTCCACTACCTGATGGAATATATCCACCCGTTCTATGACGGGAACGGGAGGACCGGCCGGTTCATCGTCAGCTATCTGCTGACCCAGGAGCTCGACCCGCTGCTGGCCTACCGTCTTTCTGTCACGATCGCGGAGAACATCAACGACTATTATGAGGCGTTTTCCGACTGCGACGATCCGAGATCAAAGGGCGATCTGACCCCGTTTCTTCTGATGATGCTGGAAATGATACGGACCTCAACGAAGAAGCTGGAGCAGGCGCTGCTGGAGCGGAGGATCCGTCTGGACAGATATGTGAAGCTGATCCCGGGCTTTCCGGGGGCCGATTCGAGCAGGACCGTGCGGCTTTACGATATGCTGATCCAGGCCGGGCTGTTTTCCGAGCACGGCGTCACCATCCGGGAAATCAGCAGCTTTCTGGAGTGCAGCGACAGCACGGCAAGAAAAGAACTGAGCAAGATCCGGGATGCAAAGCTGCTCTGCGAGAACAGAGACGGCGGCAGAGAACTATATTATGAGCTTGACATCAGGCGGCTTGACACCGTATTTGATCATTGAGCGCTCACCCCCGGCCGAAAGGCCGGGGGATGTTTTTGCCTTTACTGGTCTTATTTCGATTTTGTCCCGGCAAAAGGATTACCACAGGATCGCAGTCCATCGATATGCTCTACAAGAGGATTATCATCTTTGAGGTTTTGCCCCATCGGATCAAGAACAATGTCTATGCCCGCTGTACGAGCAAGCTTTAAAGCTGGAACATAATCCCGGTCGTTGCCGATGATCACGATCTGATCAACCAAATGGTTATAGGCAAGCGTCGCAATGTCAATGCCGATCTTCATATCGACACCCTTCTGCGCAATTGTCAATTCAAAATCCTGTTCAGTCAAAGTGTCCTTATCCTTCACACCGCTGCAGATCTTCTTTACAGAATCATACTTCAATGTGTAAACAGTGTGTTCTACATCCAATTGGCCGAGACGAAGAGCCACTTTCCTTTTGCGCTTCAAAGCGTTTAGGAAAGACTGAACCCAAGTGTATGTATCTGTCAGCTTAAGATTAATGTCCTTTTGACGTAAAGGATGGTAAACCTGCTTGTCTACAGGAGGACAGTCATAGTAGTAGATCCTGTAAAGTTCATGATCTCCGACGTGCTCTCTGAGATGCCGGTGGCAATAAACCATCAAGGCATCAGCAGCATCTTCCGGACTGTGATAGCCGTAAACATTTTGAGTTACAAGACGGTAAAAGCCACCGTCAACAAGAATCGCAGTCTTACTCATTTTTTATCTCCTAAAATAGACTAAAGCCCTTAGAATAGGCGCTCCCCGAATTGTGGGGGACCTTATCCAAGGGCTTTTTAGGCAACAGATAGGCGACGGAGGTCGTTATCGTTGCCTCATTATTATATGCCCATGGCAAGGAAAAATCAATCGCAAGATGTAGTTGAATATGCGGTTTTCAAGCAAAAAAATCAATATATTGTTGCGACAATTAACGACATTTTCAGACAAAACAGGACAGAAGCGGACATTTGCAGACTGTGATATGACTATCTATACAGAGAACATAGATAGGCGGAGAGGCTTATGATCTTACCCGATTTTTTCGTTTTCTTTTTCGGAGGCATAGCGGGCGGTGATGTTGTCTATGATCTGGCGGTCCTCCTGCGTGGCCTTGCGGTAGGCGAGGACCAGGGAGTATTCGGAAGAGGTGATCCGATAGGCTGCGAGAGCGGGGGAGGCCGGAAGGGACGGATCCTCGGTCCAGCCCATGAGATACTGCGGGGTCGTGCCGAGGGCAATAGAGAGCGGCTCAAGTAAATCTCCAGGAACTTTCTCTATATCGCCCTTTTCATACCGATAGATAGTGGCGGGAGATACTCCAAGAGCTTTTGCAATATGTTCCGCAGAAAGCCCACGAGCTTTTCGGATTTGTTTCATTCTTTCACCTGTAGTCAATCAAACCACCTCATTTCAAAACCTAATATATCACCTTGGTCGCAATAATGCAATATCGTGCTGTAAAATAATTTGCAAAAATGCAAGTTTAGCTATTGACTTGCATTATTGCGAGTGCTATATTGTAAGAAAGAAATCGCATTAATGCGAGAGAGGAGGAGTACATATGACAGTCAACTTTCAGAAATTGGAGCAAGTGATTGTTGATTCGAACCTCGGTAAGAAAGAACTGGCGAAAGCTATTGGCATTGATAGAGCGACATTTTATCGCAAAATGCATTCCAACGGGGAGAAATTCACGGTGGGTGAGATGCACAAGATGATTGATGCGCTGAATATGCCAATTGATCTTGCGTCAGATATTTTTTTGTTTCAGAACTCGCAATAATGCGAGAACCGGGGAGGACCAGGCAGGAAGGAGAGGGGGAGAAGAAATGGGGTTGCCGGAACGTATCCAGGCGTTGATTGTGCAGAAAGGTCTTGTTCGTCGCTCTGTTGCTGCAAATGCGGGATTCAGTGAGCAGCAGCTTTGCGACATGCTTCACGGGAGAAAGCGCATCCTTGCGGATTATATCCCGCGGCTGGCAAGAGCGCTCGGTGTGGAAATCCGGGAAATCTTCATGGAAGAAATCATGCCCGTCCGCGGAGGGACAGGCATGATCCGGCTCGTGATCGACTCCGGCGATGTTGGGGAGACCCGGGACTGCGATTCTGTAGATGAAGTGCTTCAGAGGATCCGGACGGCGTGCGGGCCGAGCGTATCTTCCGTAAGGGTTTACATTGACGCAGCGGCGGGTCCCACATCACAAAGCCGGAAGGATCAATCCTTGAGCCATTTCACGACGGCATCATCCAGATGAACAGATGCCCAACCATCAAAAGCACATACAAACAGTTTGTCATTATTGTCGATATGCTTCATCAGGCTGTCTCGGATCTGAGCATCGGTGAATCCGGACTTTATTGCCCAGCACGATTCACAGATATGCGCCCAGCTTCCATAGGCTTTGATCGCTGTAATCAGAGAGCTGTAGTCCTTGCCAGGGGTCAGCAGATCATAAGTGATCAGATGCTTTTGCATGAGTTCGATCCTCCTTTCTCTTTGATGGAGGACAAGAGACAGCGTCCTCGTGGATGAGTATAGTCGAAAAACTATTGATATGTCAATATATCGTGGTATCAAATTTTAAAATACACAATATATTGCAAAGAGTAACAATGCAAACGGACAAGCGGCGGCGCATAGGCTTGGAGCGGGGATCCCTCACCGCCTGCGGGCGGAGCTCCCCGGTCAGGGGAGCGGAGGAACAGGAAGGAGGCGAGGCGGCGTGATCGTGACCAAGAGCGGGATCAAGGTGGTCAGCTATGTACATACGGAACGGGGCCTCGTGGACTGCGACGAGCTGACGCCGGAGGAAAAGGTCCGGGCGGCCACCGCGATCAAGCTGGCCTGGATGAACGGGCTTTACCGGGGAAGGGCCGTGTTCGAGGCGGAGGAGCCCGGGCAGCAGGGGACGGGCGATTCGTGAATCGCCCCTACAGGGGGTCTGGAGGCGGGCCGCCGAGGGCAAGCCCCCGGCCCACAGGCTGGGAGAGTGGCAGACGGCAGAGTGCCGTCCCTACGGGGGCCGGGGGAGCGGGGTAACACCTCATCCGTCAGCCTTTCGGCTGACACCTTCCCCTCAAGGGGAAGGCAGCATCCCAAGACAGTTCCGGCGGGCGACCACACAGGGTCGCCCCTACGGGGAGCCGGGAGGACGGGCCGCCGAGGGCGTCGGCCCCTACGGGGAGGAGCCCTCACCGCCTGCGGGCGGAGCTCCCCTTGCAGGGGAGCCAAGGAGAGCGGGAGAGCGGAACGCTGGGGACAGCGTTCCCTGCGGAGGGCTGCCAAGGAAGGACAAGCATGGACGACAACAGGGAATATTACGAAACGATGGAGGAATTCCTCCGCAGCATCCACCAGAAGCAGGTCGTGGGCGTCTGCCTGATCGCTCAGATGGACAAGCAGGAGGACGAGGATTTCGTGATCCATTACAACATTGACCGCTTTGCGCTGGCGCAGGCCGCTGGGCTGATGCTCATGCGGGCGGCCAGAGGTACGGAGGAGCTTGAAGATGAAGACGAATGAATTCGGGATCCGGCTGGACCGGAACGGATATGCCCCCAGCATCCTGGAGCGGGCGGAGGCCCCGTGCTGCGCGATCTGCGGGCGGAGCTGGGGCGCGAAGCTGGACCGGCACGAGCCCTGGGGCGGTGTGATGAACCGGGACAAGAGCAAGAGCCTGGGCCTCTGGGTGAGTCTCTGCCATTTCGGCTGCCACGAGGGGCCGGGCAGCGTCCACGACGATCCGGCGCTGAACCGCGAGCTGCGGCGGCGGGTGCAGAATCAGGCCATGTGCGTCTACGGCTGGGACCTGGACGAATGGCGCCGGCGCTTCGGCAAGAGCGAGATCGCCGAGGGCGAGGACGTGTACGCCGTGGAGGAGCGGGAGATCAAAAAACCGGGGGCCTCTCCCTCATCCGCCGCCTGCGGGCGGCACCTTCCCCCGCTGGGGGAAGGAAAGGAATCCAACGCTTGGGGAAGTGAGCGGACGGCTGAGAGCCGTCCCTACGGCGCAGGAGCGGTGCGGAGTTCGGGGTTTGCCGTGCTGGTCGACGGGCCGGAGCTGCCGTTTTGAACCGGGTGCAATGAACCGTGGGAGCGGGACCCCTTACCGCCTGCGGCGACAGGGGACGGCGGGCGGCCACACAGGGCCGCCCCTACGGGGGAGCGGGCCGCCGAGGGCGTCGGCCCCTACGATGCGGGGGAGCGGAACGCTGAGGACAGCGTTCCCTACGGTGCGGGAGAGCGGGACGCCGGACCCTGCGGGGGAAACCCTGCGGGGGGAGCGGAACGCTGAGGACAGCGTTCCCTACGGGGGAGCCGGGGAGAGGACGATTATGAGTAAACCGAGTTGAGGAGGTTGAAGACATATGAAAACCATCGGGCGGCTGACGGTGATGGCGGCAGCGGGATATGCGCTGCTGCTGTGTATGGACAGGCTGCTGGCGCTGCTGGGCGTCGCCTGAGCGGAAAGGAAAAACAGTCATGGAGCGGGTAACAGTTGAATTCTTCCTGGAGGAAAAGCAGGTCGCGCGGCTCCGGAGTCTTGCAGCCGTTTGGGGGCTGGAGCGCTGGGAGGACTGTTTCCGGGCGGTGATGAGCATCGGCAGCCGGAACCTGGTCGACGTGCGGCTGGACCTTATGGAAAACGCGGAGCCGTTTCACGTCAAGCAGAAGGAGGACGAGACAGATGAAAACTGATGGCGAGAAAGTTGGGCGAATCACCAGGCCGCGCAGGATCGAGGCCGCGCGGTGCTGCATCTGCGGGAAGCCGGTGCCGGCGGCGAACGTCATGCACGGCGGCTGCTGGGAGCGGCGGGTGGAGGAGGCCGCGCAGATCTTCTGCGACGGTTACTGCCGCTGGCCGCTGGAGTGCGGCGGCAGGGACGAGCTGGAGGCGCACTGCGACGCCTGCGCGCTGATCCAGCTTGGAACCCTGAGGGCGGACGCTGAGCGCGCTGGGCGGGGGTATCGCGAGAGAGGAGACGGAAGCGCATGAAGCCGGGGGATAAGCTGGGCAGACTGGTGCCCTACGTGGAGGGGCTGACGCCGAAGGCGCTGCCCGCCACGGTGGTGTGGGTCCATCCGCTGGGACGGTTCTGCGTGGTGGAATTCGTCACCGAGACGGGCATGCGGTTCCGCGAGAGTTTTCCGCCGGAGGTGATCTCATGATGCGCTCCGAGCTGATCGCGGTCATGCTGTGCGCGCTGATCTTTGTGGGGCCGAAGAATCTGCCGGAGGCGGGAGAGGATCCCTCGACTGCGCTCGGGATGACAATGGAGCCGGGAGGACGGACGACCCCTCATCAGTCGCCGGAAGCGACAGATCCCGGCGGGCGACCACACAGGGTCGCCCCTACGGAGGAGCCGGGGGACGGGGAGCCGTGGGAGCGGGCCGCCGAGGGCGTCGGCCCCTACGATACGGGGGAGCGGGCCGCTGAGAGGCCGGGAGGTAGGACGACCCCTCATCAGTCAGCTTCCCCCCAGGGGGAAGCCTTCGAGAACGGAGCGGATGCGGGGGAACGGAACGCTGAGGACAGCGTTCCCTACGATGCGGGGGACGGGACGCGGGCCGCCGGGGGCGTCGGCCCCTACGGAGCGGAGGCGATGGATGCGGAGGAGCTGCGGCTGCTGTGCAACCTGATCTATTTCGAGGCTCGCGGGTGCGGCGACCGGCACCAGCAGCTTGTGGCGGCGGTGGCGCTGAACCGGGTCGCGGATCCGCGGTTCCCGGACACGCTGTTCGGGGTGCTCACACAGCCGGGGCAGTACGGGGACGGCAGCTATGCCTGGCAGTCGCCGGAGATCACGCCGGAGATCCGCGCCAACGCCGAGGCCGCGCTGGCCGGAACGGTGGAGTGCCCGGCGGACGTGGTGTTTCAGGCGGAATTTATACAGGGGAGCGGCATTTACGAGATCAGCGCCGTGGACACGGGCTGGTGGCGCTCCACGACCTATTTTTGCAGGGGGTGAACCGATTGAAGATCAAGAAAATCGCAGCCGTGTGCAAGGCCAGAGGCCTGGCGGACATTCTGGACCAGACGGATGGGGACGGCGTCGTGCGGCAATGGATCAGCTCCGGCGCGAGCGTGTATCCCGTGGAGTGCCTGCCCTATCTGACGGAGCAGCACCTTGTGACGATCCTGGATCTGAGCGAGAAGGCGCTGGAGAAGATGAGGATCGGGCACAAGGCGGCGCCGGAGGGCATCTGCCTGGACGATCAGACGGACGGGGAGCTCATGGCGGACGGCGTTCCGGCGATCATCGCCTACGGCGGGAGGCGCATCGCGGCCTATACCGTGCGGGGCGAGACCTGGTTCGTCGACGTGGACCTGCTCGAGCCGATCCTGGCCGAGCACGGCGACATGGAGCTCTGGCTGAGAAAGCCCGCCGCCGGCGCGCCGTATTTCGCGGCGAAGGCAGGGCTGCTGTGCGTGGGCCTGGTGTTCCCCATGGACCATATGAGAGCGCTGGCAGACCTGCTGCTGGGCGTCGGGGAGGGATACCGCGGCGATGAATGAGCTGGGACGGGAGGCGCGGGAGCGCATCGCCAGGATCCGGGCGAGACAGCGGCGCTGGATGGCGCCGGGGAAGAGCACTGTGATCCATCCGCGCTACGGCAAGGTGGTGGTCCCGCACAGCAGCAATCTGGCGGCTTTCGACAACGCGGCGGAGTTCTGGCATGTGCCGAGGGAGGAACGCATGGCGTTTCTCCATGAAGCCCGCTGCGTGGAATGGAGGCCGGGCGACGGGCCGGTCCGACGGCCGAAGGAGTTTTGCGGAGGGAAAACATGAAGCTGACACCGATCGATTTGAGTCAGATCCCGGAGACGGGAAACGGAAATGCGACCAGGCACAGGATCAGGCAGATCGAGGCGTTTTTGGAGTCGGGAGCAGAGGCGGCGGAGCTGACGGAGTTCGGGCCGGGGACAGCAAACAACGTGGCCAGCGCGCTGAACGACGCGGCGAAAGCCCATCGATACAGGGCACATGCGATCAGCCGCGGAGACCGGGTGTTTCTGATCCGGGACGAAAAAAGGCCCTGATCCGGTGGAGCGGATCAGGGCCATGGAAGAGACACCCTCAGTCAGCCTCACGGCTGACAGCTCCCTCGCAAGCGAAGGAGCCAATCATAAGGAAAGGAGATCTCCGGAGCAAATTATAACACGGCTCCGGAGCGGAATGCAATATGGGATTTTTTGAGGAAGCCAAGAAGAAGCTGGACGAGGGCATGAAGGCAAATCTGGACCGTTATGGTCAGGCCATGAAGCACTCCGTTCACGATGCGCTGCTGGAGTTCTGCCGGCAGGACGAAGAATTCGCCCAGGCGGTAGCCCAGGGCGGCAGCTTTGCGGACTGCATGAAGGCCGTGGCCAAGGGCGTGAAGGGCGGCGCGATCAGCGACATGGAGGCGTGGGGCGCCGCTGTGAAATTCTACTTTCCCGGCGCGGACATCCGTGTGGAAATGCGGATCGATCTCTGTGCCTCCGTCCGCGGAGCCGGCGCAGAGCCGGATATGCCGCAGCCGGGGGGAAAAGCCGGGCCGATCATCAATCTGAGTGACTTTTTCTGAGGAGGCGCGACATGGGAGAACGAGAAGAAGCTTTCCTGAAGAAAGCGCCGCCGCTGCGAAAGCGCGACATTGAGGCGATCAACGGCCTTTTTGACAGCTACATCTTCCGCCGACGGAGCTGCTATGAGGTCTGGACGACCTGCTGCATGCGGCACGAGACGCTGTCAGGAGACGAGGCGATCTGGGCAGAGTTCCACGTGCCTCAGCCAAAGAACAGCTGGGATACAAGAACGCAAAGGCTGCACGATCAGACGCCATGCCCGTTCTGCGGGCGGATGGGAACGGTAAAGGACATCAAATACACCGGAAGCCGGAAAAACCTCTGGCAGGAGCGGCGCTTTGTGCTGCTGCGCTGGGACGGCCGAAGCCTTTGGGCCGAGTGCGGCTGGGCAAGAAAAGACTATGCGCGCATCGAGCGGCTGACGGACAAGCCGATGATTTGTCCCGGAAGCCTTTACCGCTTCGGGAAAAGCGCGGTCGAGTACACCCAAAAAGATTGGTGGGGCAGTTATCGAACGCTGGACAAAGAGATCTATGCAAATTTCGGCAAGGAGACGGTGGACGAGCCCTTTCACTGGAACAGCGACGAGGGCTTAGGCTATGCCGTGATCGGCGCGGACGCCATCGCCAAGACCCCCGCACGATACTGCCAGGCGGAGGAATGGATCGAACATTACAATGAATTTTTGAAGTTTCTGCATCTGGCCTACGTCTACCCTCGGCAGGTGGAACTGTTGATGAAAGCAGGTATGGCCCGCGCGGTATGGGATCTGGCAAAGCGGGGCGTAAAGCACGCCGCGGTGCTGAACTGGGCAGAGGAAGATCCGCGCCGGGCGTTCAAGATCGACCCTCAGGCCGTGCGGGATTTCCTCCGCATTCAACCGAAGGACAACCGCCCCATCGGAATGCTGGAGCTCTGGAAAAAGCTGAACTGCGGCAAGAAGCGGGTAAGCATGGAACTGACGGCTGAGGTCTACGGGTTCTTCGACGGGCACCGGGACGCGGTGACGATGGCGAAAAAATGGCACCTGGAGCCTATGCGGCTCTATCGCTATCTGGACGGGCAAAACCATTGTATGGTCGGGAGCATGTACACGACCTGGCGGGACTATGTGAACATGGGGGAGCAGCAGGGCCTTGCCCTTTTTCGAAGCGACGTGCTGCTGCCGGCCGAGCTGGGCACCGCCCACGACGCCGTGGTGGGCGAGTACAACCGGCGCCTTCAGGCAGAGCGAGACCACCGGGAGGCGGAGCGGAAGAAGAGAGAGGCGGAGGAGCAGAAGACCCGGGCAGAAGCCTATGAGGAACTGCGGAAGAAGCTGGAGCGGCGATATGCCTGGGAGGCCGACGGTTACCTGATCCTTGTGCCGGAGAGCGAGAAGGCGATCCAGGACGAGGGGCGCGTGCTGGAGCACTGTGTGGGCGGCTATGCCGCGCGGCACGCGATGGGCAAGACCGTGATCCTTTTCATGCGGAAGGCAAAGGCACCGAAAGAGCCGTGGCTGACCATTGAAATGAACGGCAGTCAGCTGAAGCAGATCCACGGCTATCGAAACGAGGGGCTTTACACGGCCAAGGGACGGTTTGCACCGGATCCTCGAGAGAAATACCGGACGTTCCTTGATCCCTGGCTGAACTGGGTGGCCAAAGGCAGCCGAAGGAAGAAAGACGGGACGCCGATCGTCCCGAAAACGAAAAAGGAGAATGTGGCATGACAGAATTGCAGAGTTATCAACAGAAGGTGCCGGTCGCGGTCAAGACGCCCGAAAAGCTTGGCGCGGAGATCCGCAACCTGACCTATGCGGCGAAGCAGCTGACCCTGTTTTACGCTGTAGAGATCGGGCGGCGGCTGGTGGAGGCAAAGGAGCTGGTGGCGCACGGCGAATGGCTGAACTGGCTGGAAACCGAGACCGAATTTTCCCAGCCAACCGCCAACCGCTTCATGCGGGTTTACAACGAATATGCCGCCGACCAAGGCAGTCTTTTTGGGGCGGAAACAAAGTATTCAACGTTGAATAACTTGAGCATTTCCAATGCTTTGCGGCTTCTTGCCGTGCCCGAGGAGGAGCGGGAAGAGTTCGCCAGAGAGGTGGACGCGGAGCATCTGAGCAGCCGGGAGCTGGAGGCCGCGATCCGGGAGCGGGACGAGGCGAAGCGGGCGCTGGAGGCGGAGATCGCACGGCGTGCCGAGGTCGTCGCGCCCTACGAGGAGAAGGTCCGGGAGCTGGAGCGGGCCGTCGGGGACGCCGGCCCCTACCGGGAGCGGGCGGAGGCCGCCGAGGCGAAGCTGCGGGAGGCCGAGGCCCAGGCAGAGGAGGATGCCGACACCATTGCGGACCTGGAAAAGCAGATCGAGACGCTGGAGGCACGCCCGGTGGACGTGGCCGTGCAGGAGCCGGACCCGGACGAGATCGAGCGCAGGGCTGCGGAGCTGGCCAACAAGGCCATCGAGGCGGCCGCAGCGGACGAGGAAAAGCGGCGCGCCGAGGCCGTTGCGCCCTACGAGGAGAAGGTCCGGGAGCTGGAGCGGGCCGCCGAGGGCGTCGGCCCCTACAAGGAGCAGGCCGAAGCGGCGGAGGCGAAGATCAAGGCGCTGGAGGAGAAGGCCAAAGCGGAGCGGGACAAGCTCCGGGAGAAGCTGAAGGCCGCAGAGGAGAAGGCGGCGGAGGCAGAAAAGCGGCGCGCCGAGGGCGTCGCCCCCTACAAGGCGGAGGCCGAACAGGCCAGGGCTGAGGTGGACGCACTGAAGAAGCAGCTGGCCATGAGCGGCGGAGAAATGGTGGTTTTCAAGCTGCGCTTTGAGGCCTGGCAAATGGCATATCAGGCTATGCGGGAGGCGCTGGACTGTTTGGCTGAGGAGCAACGGGAAAAGTGCGAGGCCGCGGTGAAAGCCGTCATTGCGGGGTGGACAGCATGACGAATTATGAGAAGATCACGAAGACGACGGCTGCTTTGGCTGATCTTCTCCTATCCATGAACGCACGGAAGCGGCCCTGGGACGCTGCGCTTGAAACTGCCTTCTGCCTGCACTGCTGCGCCGAGGATTGCATCACGGAGGAATGCCTGTGCCCGGCGCTGCGGGAGGATCGCGCACTGGTGAGCTGGTGGCTGCAGCAGGAGGCGGAGACATGAAGGGCGGTTACAGAAAGCCGGAGACGGTGCCGGGGACCTGCTCCGCCTGCAAATATTTCAACCGCTTTGTCCGCGAGGGACGGCCCATCGGAAGCGGCTGCTGCATGCAAAAGCCATGGGTCTGGCAGATCAACCAGCGGTTTCCGGCCTGCAGGACATTCTACAGGCCGAGAGAGGCGGAGGGATCGGATGGAGCATGAGATTTTCCGCTGCGCCCGCTGCGGGAAACAGGCGCTGAAGCGGACATACAATCAGAAATACTGCCTGGACTGCGCTTCGAAGGCCAATCTGGAACGCACGAAACGATGGAAGGAGAAGCACCCGGAGGAGTGCAGGGGCGGGAAACAGCCGGAGCCGCGCGGGCCGGAGCGTGGGAACCAAGCGGTGGACCGGACCGAGGCGGGAGCGAGCCTCAGTCTCAAGGGAAAAACCGCGGACCGCGTTTCCGCCGAGGCGCGGGCGCTGGGGCTGAGCTATGGGAAATACTCGGCGCTGGTGCTGGGCGGAGGCATCGACGCCTGGCTGAAATACCACAAGATCAGCTGGAGGTGCGCTTTCCGGGAGATCGGGAAGAAATGAAAGGAGAAAGGTCATGGAGCGCAACAGAAGCGAGATCCTGCGGCAGCTGATCTGCTACGCCTTCGACGAGCGGGCGGACGACTGCGACGTGACGCTGAGCGAATGCCTGAGGGAGTATAAGAGGGCGGTCCTCGAAGAGAGGGAGCGGATCGCCGCACCATCCAGCGGGATGGGTCGCTATGACCGGAAGGGAGGCGTGACGGCGGGACAGGGCGGCTGCGCGGAGGAGCGGGCCGCCGAGGGCGTCGGCCCATACGGGGAACTGGGGAGCGGCGGACGGCAGAGTTCCGTCCCTACAGGGGAGGCGGAGAACGGGCTGTCGAGGACGCCGGCCCCTACAGGAAAGACGGGAGATGTGGGTGCTTTGCCGGGGGCAAGCCCCCGGCCCACAGGGTGCGAAGGGGGCGGCGCATGCGATGCGGGGGATCGGAATGCTGATGGGTCGGGAGGTAGGTCGACCCCTCATCAGTCAGCTTCGCTGACAGCTTCCCCCCAGGGGGAAGCATCCGGGGACGGGGCGCGGGACGTCGAGGACGCCGTTCCCTACGATGCGGAGGACGTTGAAACGGAAGGGCGGGCCACCGGTGGCGTCGGCCCCTACGGGGAGCCTGGGAGCGGCGGACGGCAGAGTGCCGTCCCTACGGGAGAAAAAACCTCCGGGACCAATGCAAACAGGCTGGCGACACAGATGAAAAAGCAGACGCACGCGCGGCTGCTGGCCTTCCGGCAGGAGTACGGGCTGGGCTGCTTTGGGAAGCTGGCGGCGCTGATCGGTCACGGGATCGACGACATCACTCTGAGCCGGATGGCGTCCGGGGAGAAATTCGGGATTGAGGACTGGAGGCTCGTTGCCGCCGGGCTGGACCGCGCGGAGGAGCTGGAGAAGGAGGAAGGAACTACATGAGCAGCGCAGCAAATCACAGAGACAGGAGCCACCGCAGCGAGCGGTTGCACCGGAGCGCCATGCAGGGGGAGCGGAACGTTCTGATCCAAAGAAGCACCGCGGCGCGCACCGGCGGCGGGGCGCTGGTCGCCCGGCTGAGGGCATTCCGCAGAAGGATCCGGGAGGCCAGGCAAAAGCAGACGGCGGCAGAGAGCGAGATCTGATCTTTGACGGTACGCCCGGAGGGTACAGGGACCCCGGCGGGCTTATGCCCGCCGGGGAGAGGACGAGCAGCGAAGCGAACGAGACCGTGCCGCCAAAGGAGACACCTTATTCGGCCGCGCATTTGCGCGGCCACCTTCCCCTCGAAGGGGAAGGCTATAGAGGCGGCGGGGCGAGCAATCCGGAGCTTGCGAGGACGACTTTCCGGGCGCAGGGTGAGAGATCAGATACATAAATAAATCCACGCGCGCGTGCGCGTTTCTTGTGAAGTCCATAACGGCGGGATTTAGGCCCGGACAAGGAGAAGACGATGGAGAGCAGGACCACATGGTACGTCAGCACGACAAGGTGCCGGAACGGGATCGAGTACAAGACGAAATTCCCGGTCCGGCATTCCGAGCAGGCGATCAGGAACCGGGAGCGCAGACAGAGGGAGACGAACCGCGCAGCCAAGCTGGCCAGAGAGAGCGCCATCACCCTCGGCCAGGAGCTCAACGACAATTATCAGGTCGGCGTCGATCAGCATCTGGTGCTCAGCCTCTCTGACGAGGCGCTGGAGAAGATCATCCGTCTGGCCGGCAGTGAGGAGCGGGACGCCGTCCTCCTGAAGCTGGACAATTACGTGGCGCGGCAGGTGGTCAACAAGCTGCTGCTGCCACTTTGCCGGGCTGCCGGGATCGCGCCGGTGTATCACTGGGTCAGCAGCGACATGGACGGGAAGACGGGGGCGCAGGAGCGGCCGCACGTCCACATGGTCTGCACCAGGGCCGTGGCAGACCTGATGCGGCAGGCGTGGGAGCGCCGGCACATGGGCGAGATCGTGAAGGCACGGACGCTTTACAGCCACCACCACGGAGACCTGCAGGAGCTGGCGGAGTATCTGATCGGGCAGACGAGGCCGTTTGCCGGAAAGAACCGATATCACCCGTCCCGCAGCGCGACCAGGCCGGAGCACGGGAAGCCGCGACTTTCACCAAACGGGAGCGCCGATCTGACGCTGCCGCGGGGCTGCGTGAAGATCTACCGCAGCGAATTTCAAGCGGGTCGGCCGCAGATGCTGCGATACTGGAGGCCGCCTGCAGAGGGAGAGGCCGGACCGTGAGACAGCGGGGACTCATATGACAGGATGGTGGTGGACGACCCCTCATCCGCCCTTCGGGCACCTTCCCCCCAGGGGGAAGGATCAGGGGCGAAGCGGTCACAGGTACGGAGGTTAAGAAATGCTAAGGCCGTCGTGCGGAGGCGCACGGGCGCGGGATTCCAATCACTCGATCGGCGCCGGGATCCCTCAGCGGCGCGATCGGCACCCGGATCTTTCAGTGTGAAGATGGGAGGTGAGCGCTTGAAGACGTTCCGACGTCTGAAGAACGTCAGGAAAAGCTATGCGGAACAGGGCGCGATCTTTTTTGCCTGCGCAACCTGCCGGCAGCAGCCGCGGGCGGTGCAGGCGAAGATCGACCGGCTTTGTCAAAGCGTCGGAGGCGAGTATGCCCCGGCGCTGAAGGCGTTTCTGACGACAGACGCCGACTGGCTTTGGGTCTGCGATCACTACCACATCTCCGGCGCGACGCTGGAGCGGCTGCGGCGAAAATTCTACGAGGCATGGTGAGAGCCCGGAACACGTTGATTTTCAACGGGTCCCGGGCTTTTTTGCGCCCGAAAAAGTTGATGATTGGAAGGGGGGGTGGCAGTTTACAATGGTGGAAACACCAGGGGAGGGAGCGCGCTTGGGAAAAAAGAAAACAGGCTTCCGTGCGGAGCAGGCCGAGGGCATGAACTCCCGGGAGATCGCAGCCTGGCTGGACGAGCGGGAGCGGCGCTTTGCCGAGGAATACAACCGCGACCTGAACGGCACGGCGGCGGCGATTCGGGCCGGTTACAAGCCGGGCAGGGAGAACGCCAGCGCCGCGGTGCAGGCCAGCCGGCTGCTGCGGAACCCGGCGGTGCGGGCCTATCGGGTCGCGCTGATCAGGGAGAGCGTGGAGGACCAGGCGCTGAACAAGGATTCGCTGGTGCTGAAGCTGCTGGAGATCTATCGGCGGTGCATGCAGGGCGAGCCGGTGCTGGTCTGGGACAGCGCGGAAAAGGCATGGGTCGAGAGCGGGGAATGGCGCTTTGACGCCAGAGGCGCAACAAAGGCGCTGGAGCTGCTGAGCCGACTGCTGGGAACCGATGAGCCGACGCGCGTTGAGCTCAGCGGCGGGGCGCTGGAGGCCATGCTGAAGGGAGAGAGCGACACGTGAGCAAAATGCCGCCGGCGCGGGTGTATATCCAGAAATGGCTGAAGATCCAGACCAAGGACGGGACCATTGAGCCGCTGATCCTGAACGTGCCGCAGCGCCGGCTGATGGACGAGGTGGAGCGGCAGGAGGCCGCGGGCAAGCCGGTGCGCATCATCATCCTGAAGGCGCGGCAGATGGGCTTTTCCACACTGACGGAGGCCCTGATCTTCTACCGGACGGCCACGGCCTTCGCCACGTCCAGCCTGATCGTGGCCCACACGGACGAGGCGACGAACAACCTGTTCCGCATGAGCCGGCGATATTACGACGAGCTGCCGCCCATCCTCCGCCCGATGCTGCGGGCCAGCAACGCCCAGGAGCTGGACTTCGACAAGCCGCCGAAAAGCAGGGTCAAGGCCCCGGGGCTGGGCAGCCGGATCCGCTGCGCGACAGCCGGCGGCAAGGGCGTGGGCCGAAGCTACACCCTGCGCAATCTCCATCTTTCCGAGTATGCCTTCTGGCCGGGAGAAAAGACAGAGACCTTCACCGGCCTGGTGCAGGCGGTCCCGGACAAGCCGGGCACCATGATCGTGATCGAGAGCACAGCCAACGGCTACGACGATTTCAAGGCCAAGTGGGATGCCGCGGTGGAGGCGCAGCGCCGGGGCGAGGACGGCTTCGTGCCGATCTTCTTTCCCTGGTACGAAATGGCGGAGTACCGTCGGGCCGTCCCGCCGGGCTTCACCCTGACGCCGGAGGAGCGGGAGATCAAGAAGACCTTCGGCCTGGACGAGGAGCAAATGGCCTGGCGGCGCTGGTGCATCAGCAACCAGTGCGGCGGGGACATCGACCTGTTCCACCAGGAATATCCGGCGACGCCGGACGAAGCGTTTATAGCCACTGGACGCTGCGTCTTTGACCAGGCGGCGCTGGTGCTTCGGCGGGAGCAGGTCAGGACGGAGCCCTGGGAAACGGGCATGTTCCGCATCGAGCGGGCGGCGGACGGGAAAATCACGAGCTGCGAATGGACGGAGGACCCCGCGGGGCCCATCCGAATCCGCAGGAAACCGGAGCCCGGCGTCCCCTACGTCATCGGAGGAGACACTGCCGGAACGGGCAGCGATTTCTTTGCCGGGCAGGTCCTCGACAACCGGACCGGCGAGCAGGTGGCCGTGCTGCACCACCAATTCGGGGAGCGCATGTTCGCGGAGCAGATCTATTGCCTGGGGCGCTGGTACAATGACGCGCTGATCGGCGTGGAGACCAACTACTCCACCTACCCGGAAATGGTGCTGGAGGAGCTGGGCTATCCGAGGCTGTACGTCCGTGAGCGGTACGACACCTACACCGGAGCGCTTGCAAAAGCCTTCGGCTTCGATACGAACAGCAAGACGCGCCCAATGCTGGTGGACGGCCTGAAGGACGTTGCCCGCGCGGCGCTGGAGACCATCACGGACTATGACACGCTGGGCGAAATGCTCACGTTTGTTTATGACAAGAACTGGAAGGCGCAGGCCGAGCAGGGCGAGCACGACGATCTGGTCATGGCGCTGGGCATTGCCCACGCCATCCGCGGCCAGCAGAGCGCGGCGGTCCTTCAGGATGCGGCGCCGGGCACCGCGGAATGGACGCGGGACATGTGGGACGACTTCAACCGGGCGAGCAATGCGGAGCGGGAGATGATGCTGGCGCGGTGGGGGAAGCCGAGGAAATGACAGGAGGACGGCATGGAGAAAAAGCAGAAACAGAATCCGAAGCTGGAGCGATGGAAGAAGCGGCTGCGTGACGGCGACAGCGCCTATTCCGCGGAGCGGGACCTGATGGATCACAGGGAGAAGATCTACCGCGGGCTGCGGGAGATGACGCCGCTGGTGCCGGGCGATACCGGACCGGCGGGCCAGGTCCGGAAGACCAGCCACGTGCGGAACATCGTTTTCGAGAACATCGAGAGCCAGGTCTCCTCCTCCATTCCGCAGCCGAAGGTGACGCCGCGGCGTAAGGAGGACGAGCCGCTGGCTGACATCATCGAGCACTTTCTCCGGAACGAGCTGGACCGGCTGCCGATGGAGATGCTGAACGATATGGCGGAGCGGACCGTGCCCATCCAGGGCGGCTGCGGCTGGCTGATCGACTGGGACAACACAAAACGCAGCCACAGCACCGTGGGCGAGGTGACGGTGGAGCTGCTGCATCCGAAGCAGTTCGTGCCGCAGCCGGGCGTGTACGGCGGACTGGAGGACATGGACTGGTTCATTGTGAAGGTGCCGACCACGCGGGAGGCGGTCTACCGCCGATACGGGATCCGGGTGGACGACGAGAACGAGACGGAGCCGGAGCTGCGCAGCGTGGGCGGTGCCGAGGTGAACGAAGACGCCCTGACACAATACATCGGCTACGCCGTCGGCGAGGGCGGCGGGATTGACCGCTTTTCCTGGGTTGGCGAGACCGTCCTGGAGGATATCGAGGACTATCAGGCAAGGCGGCAGCCCGTCTGCAGGCATTGCGGCAGGGTGCGGCCTCTGCCCGGCCAGATGATCGCCAACGAGGGCAGCCTGAAGCGCGACGATGGCGCCCAGGCGCTGGCCGGATGGCTGGCCGGACGCATGATGAGCGAGCAGATGGCCGCGGGTGCGATGGCAGGGACGTTTCCTGCATCTGAGGAAGCAGAAGAAACCGGGATCGCGATGGACGACCCCTCATCAGTCAGCTTCGCTGACAGCTTCCCCCCAGGGGGAATCCAACGGGGGCGTGGAAACGCCGACAGCTTTTCCCCAGGGGAAGGCCAACGGGGGCGGGGAAGCGATGACAGCTTTTCCCCAGGGGGAAGCCAACGGGGGCGTGGCGGCGCAGATCCTGAGGCGCAGGCCGGGATCATGGCCAGTGTGGAGGTCGCAGCCGGAGAGGCGCCGAAAGCGAAGAGCTATGACGGCGGGGCCTGTCCCTGGTGCGGCGCTGAGGACTGGACCGATGAGGTGCAGGACTATGAACAGGTGCTGCTGCCTATGACCACGGCGCGCGGAGTGCAGATCCCCGGCATGCATCCGGAGCTGGACGAGAGCGGTCTGCCCGTGATGCGTCCGACGCTGATCCCATTCTATAAGCCGGACCGGTTCCCCATCGTTTTGCAGCGCAGCGTGAGCGTTTACGGTCAGCTGCTGGGATCCTCAGACGTGGACGTGATCGAGGACCAGCAGAACACGATCAACCGGATGCATCAGAAGATCATCGACCGGCTGGTGAAGGCGGGGACACGGATCACGCTGCCGCCGCAGTCCAGGCTGCGGACTGACCCGAGCGACGGAGAGCGGTGGTTCATCGAGAACGCCGCGGACAAGAACCTGATCGACGTTTACGAGTTCTCCGGAGACATCAGCAGCAACATGGCCTATCTGGCCCAGGTGTATGAGGAGAGCCGACAGATCCTCGGCATTACAGACAGCTTTCAGGGCCGGCACGACAGCACGGCCACCAGCGGCAAGGCCAAGGAGTTCAGCGCGGCACAGGCCGCGGGACGGCTGGAGAGCAAGCGGATCATGAAGCAGGCGGCCTATGCGGAGATGTTCGAGGCCATGTTCAAGTTCTGGCTGGCATACAGCGACGAGCCGCGGCCCGTAAGCTGGAAGGACAGCCGGGGCGAGACCGTTTACAGTGAATTCAACCGCTACGACTTCCTGGAGCAGGACGCAGACGGGACCTATTGGTGGAACGACCTGTTCCTGTTCTCCTGCGATTCCAGCGCGCCGCTGGCCAGCAACCGCGAGGCGATGTGGCAGGAGACGCGGCTGAACCTTCAGACCGGGGCCTTCGGCGATCCGGCGAATCCGGAGACGCTGATCCTGTTCTGGACCAAGATGCAGGAGCTGCACTATCCGGGCGCGGCGGACACCCGCAGCTATCTGGAGGACCAGCTGGAGCGGAAGCGGGAGGCGCAGATGCAGCAGGCGGCGCAGCCGACGCTCCCGGCATCCGGGACGGCCACCGGGGCTGATCGGGCCGCCGGGGGCGTCGGGCCCTACGCTGCAGGAGCGAAGGCTGCCGGGGCGCCGGCCCCTGATTTCGTTTAATTTACGCATGGCAACGCGGGAAAATGCCGAATCCGACGGAAAGGAGGGCGGAAAGATGGCAGAAGGCTACAAGGGTAAGATCGCGCACACCGGAAACCAGGTGGTGAAGGCCCCGCAGGGCGGCAACGCCAAGAAGGGGAGCAACACCGTGAAGACCGGAACGGATCTGAGAGCAAGCGGCAAGTGAGCCCAGCACTCCACCGGGGCCCCGGCGGGCTTGCGCCCGACGGGGAGAGGATGAGCAGCGGAGCGAACGAGCCCTGCCGCCAAAGGAGACACCTCATCCGTCTGCGCATTTGCGCGGCCACCTTCCCTTCGAAGGGGAAGGCTTGAGAGGCAGCGGGGCGAGCGATACGGAGCTTGCGAGGACGAGGAGCCGGAATCATTACGCATGGCAACGCGGGAAAATGCCGACCGGCGACAAGCCGAAGAGGAGACAATCATGCCTGACATGAGCGAAGCAAGTATCTACGAGGCCCTGGGCGTCACGCCGCCGAGTGAAGGCGGGCAAGCGCAGGAGGCAACGATTGCGGATGAAAAGGAGACGACAGCACCGACCGAGGAAGGCGGGAAAGAGCCGGAGGCCGCCGAACCGGCACAGGAAAGTGCAGAGAACAATCCCTCGCCCGCCCCGGAAGGGGCAGCCTCTCCACCGGGGGACGGAAGAAACGACGCGACGCCTTCCTCCAAGGGGAAGGATCAGAAGGGGGACGGCCTGACGGAGGCGCAGCGGCACGAGAACGCCGCACGCCGGCGCCGCGAGGAGCAGCAGCAGGCCGTAAACGAAGCCCTGGCGCAGGAGCGGGAGCGGGCCAAAGGAGAATGGACATCCTTCTTTCAGCGCGCCGGGCTGAAAAACACGATGACGGGACAGCCGATCACCAGTCTGGAGGAGTTCAATGCCTGGCATAAAGATTTCCAGGCGGCGAAGCTGGAGCGGGACCTGAAGGCCGGAAAGCTGACCCCGGAGGGGCTGAAGCAGGCGATCCGGGAGGCCGTGGCGGCGCAGTCCGGGGATTCGCACACGCCGGAGAATGGGTCGTCGGGGACACCGGCCCCTACGGAACCCACGCAGCTCCCGGCGGGCGACCACGCAGGGTCGCCCCTACGGGGGAGCCAGGAGAGAGGAATGGCAGGGGCCTCGACCCCTTCGGAAGGAGAAATCGAATCGGCGAGTGCGGAGAAGATGGCAGCGGCGCAGGCGCGCATGGAGGCGCAGGTCGCGGAGATCCACAAGCTTGATCCTTCGATCAGCACGCTGAGCGATCTGCTCAAGATGCCGAAGGCGGCGGAGTTCTACGAAAAGGTGCGGGCCGGGAACAACCTGGTGGATGCCTTCTATCTTGTGAACCGCGAAGCGATGGCGGAGCGGACGGCGGAGGCGGCGCGGCAGCAGGCTATGAACGCAACCCGGAGCAAGGAGCACCTGGCCGGCAGCACGAAGAGCATCGGCACCGGGAGCATCGACGTCCCGCCCGACACACTGGAGCAATACCGATTCCTGATGCCCGGCATCTCCGATGCAGAGATCCGGGAGCACTACAACAAAAACCACAGAAAATGAAAGGAGAATAACATGTTTCTGATCCACACAGTCGACGACGGGCGCGTGCCCGCTCTGGAGTACCGTCCCGCGGCCTCCCTGACGCCCAGGGTGGGACTTGCCCTGCGTTGGAACGACGGCAAGCTTGCCGTCAACACCGGCGCAAACAAGCCCGTTTACATCTGCATGACGGAGCGCAGCGAGGCCGTGGACGCGGGCACGATGCTCCCCGTGATCCGCGTGGCCCCCGACATCGTGTTCGAAAGCCAGTTCATCGGCAGTTCCGCCGGCGTCGTGCCCGGCAACAAGCTGACCATCGCCTCCGACGGGCTGCGCGTCACCGCCACCACCGCCAACGGCGTGGCCGAGGTGGTGAGTCTGGACGGCACCGCGGCCGGCGACAAGGTCCGCGTCCGGTTCAGCTAAGACAACCTGAAGAAAGGAGAACAAAATGTCTAATATCACTTTCACTGAAGGCTCCGGCCTTCAGGACAGCATCTTCGGCAAGAGCCAGGAGCCTATCAAGCTGTTTCTGGAGAAGCGGGGCGAGGCTTTCGAGCAGCAGAGCCTTCTGCCGGAGCTGTTCAACATGAGCACCAGCACCCACTGGGCCGAGAAGTTTACCGGCATGACTGCCATGGAGGGCTTCCAGCCCGTGGGCGAGAACGGCGAATATCCCGTTGACGGCATGCAGGAGAGCTACAGCAAGATCCTGGAGCACATGACCTGGAAGGACCAGTTCAGCCTGAGCCGGGAGATCATCGACGACAGCAAGCTGATGGAGCTTCGCCAGAAGCCCGCCGCCTTTGTGACCTCTTACTACCGCACCCGCGAGAAGTTCGGCGCAGCCATTCTGGGCGGCGCCATTGCAGGACAGAGCGCCGTCACCTTCAAAAACCACAGCTTCGACATCACCGCCGCAGACGGCAGACCGCTGTTCAGCACGACGCACCCCAGCAAGCTCATGACGGGCCACCCCCAGAGCAATATGTTTTCCGACGAGTTTTCCAACGATGCCCTGATGGCCATGGAGAGCGCCATGCAGGATTTCCGAGGCGACAACAACGAAGTGCTGGACGTGGCTCCGACCACCATCCTGATCCCGAACGACTATCGGCTCAAGAAGGCGGTATTTGAGGCCGTCGGCTCGGACAAGGATCCGAATACCGCCAACAACGGCTTCAACTACAACTTCGGCCGCTGGACCGTCATCGTATGGCAGTATCTCAATCAGTTCATTTCCGGCGGCTCCCAGCCCTGGGTGCTGCTGGACAAGCGGTACAACGACGACATCGGCGGTGCTGTGTGGCTGGACCGCGTGAAGCTGGAGGTGCGCAGCGAGCTGGCCAGCAACGACGCCAACGTCTGGAAGGGCTACGCACGCTTCACCGCGGGCTTCAACGACTGGCGCTTTGCCGCCGTGGGCGGCATGAGCGCCGGCACCGAGCTCATCAGCTGAGAGGACACGGCATGACGAATTATACGAAAGTTACCAATCTGGAGGTGACCGGGTCCTTTAAGGCATCCGGCGTGGCTGCCGTGACCAGTGCGGACGCCGCAGCTGCTGCGGGCAGCACCCCCACCAAAGCGGAGTTTGACGCGGTGGTGACACTGGCCAACGAGCTGAAGGCTCAGGTGAACCAGCTTTTGTCTGGCGGCTGAGAAGAAACGACAAAGTGGGCCGGAGCGATCCGACCCACTGCGTGCAAGAGGGGGAAGAAAAACATGACTGTGCAGGAAGCGATCGATTTTGTCGACGAGATCAAGCCAAATGCGTTTTCCGACAAAATCAAGCTGCGGTGGATCAATCAGATCGAGGGCAGGATCGCGCTGGAGCTGCTCCTGAAGACCCGGGAGGAGGCAGAGGAGGATTATCAATACAGCCTGGAAGAGCTGGAGACCGACCTTTTGATCGGTTCGCCGCACGACGACGTCTACACCTGGTGGCTGCAGGCGCAGATCGACCTGGCGAACGGGGAATACGACAAAGCAGCCAACACCATGGCCGTATTCAACGCCGCGTGGAGCGGGCTGGCGAGATGGTTTTTGCAGGCCTATGACCCTGACATGAACGGAACCCCGTCTTTGCAGAGCGAAAACGGAGGATGAAAAGGAAGGAGAAGAAATGAATACTGAGCAGATTTACAGCTGCAGGAGACCTCGGCATCGAGTATGGTGTCTCAGCAGCGAGATGAACGAGGGGACGACGGCCGGGACCTATACGTTCAAAGATGCTTCCCTCAACACTCGGCTGGGTGAGGGCAGCGAGATCGTCGTCATGGACAAGCCGGGAATGGTGCTCTTCTGGAGCAAGGCTGGCCATATCGCCTACGACTGGACCGCGGAGGAGGGTTAACGATGGGCTTTGATCCTGTATCCTATGCGCTGGGAAAGCAGTCCGGCGGGGGCGGCGTGACCGTCGAGCCGCTGAACGTCACGGAGAACGGGTTCTATACGCCGCCCGAGGGTGTGGACGGCTTCAACGAGGTGGAGGTGGATGTTACCGTCGAGCTTGCGCCGCTGAACGTCAGCGAGAACGGGAGCTATACGCCGCCCGCCGGGGCGGACGGCTTCAGCGCGGTGGAGGTGGCGGTCCCCGTCGGATTTGCGCCGCTGGACAACCAGGCCGGCGGAGGGGACATCGCCTCCGGCTGCTCTGCCTATGACGCCGCGGGCAATGAGATCGTCGGAGAGGCGGGCATCACCGCCGGCTATGGCGAATGGAGCAGCGCCGGTCTCGGAACGTTCCCCGCGGGCACGGTCGTCGCCGCCCTGGCGGGCGGCGGGATGGGCTTCGGCCTGCTGACAGCCACCATCACGCTGGGCCAGGACGAGATGACGGAGACCATCCCGGTGATCGTGAACCGTTCGTACGAGGAGGAAAGCGGGCCCTATCTCATGATGACCGCCGGCGCGAACAACGGCACCATGGGCATGAGCATGCTGCTGTCCGGTTCGGGCAACGCCGGCGGTCTGACCGCACAGGCGCTGTGGCTGGACAGCGGCGGCACGCTCACCGATCTGACAAGCCAGGCGGCGCAGATCCTCAGCGATCTGACGCTGAAGCTGGTCATTCCGAGCTGAGGAGGCGCGGCATGAGCGACAGCGAGCTGGCCGTCTGCACCGTTCTGTCCCCGAACACTTCGGGCAGGCGGACGCGGGAGATCGAACGGATCACCATCCACTGCGTGGTGGGGCAGTGCACGGCGGCGAGCCTGGGGGCGTGGTTCGCGACGCCGGGGCACTGGTCCAGCAACTACGGCGTGGGCCGGGACGGGAGCATCGGGCTGTACGTGCCGGAGGACACGGTCAGCCAGTGCAGCAGCAGCTATGACAACGACAACCGGGCCGTGACCATCGAGACGGCATCCGACAACTTCTATCCCTATGCCGTGACGGCGGAAGCCTATGCCGCACTGCTGGATCTCTGCGAGGACGTCTGCCGGAGGAACGGCAAGACGCGGATGGTCTGGCTGCCGACGAAGGAACAGCGGGCCGCCTGTCAGCCGGGCGCGGGCGAGATGCTGATGACCGTGCACCGGGACTACGCGAACAAATCCTGTCCCGGGGAGTATCTGTATTCCCGGATGGGCGAGATCGCGGAGGCGGTGAACGGGAGACTGGCGGGGGACTACCCCTCATCCGGCCTTCGGCCACCTTCCCCCCAGGGGGAAGGATCAGACAAGGAGGAAGACGGGATGCGATACAACACCATCGAGGAGCTGCCGGAGTGGGGGCGGGAGACCGTCGTGAAGCTCTGCAGGACCGGCGTAATCAAGGGCCGCAGCGGTGAGACAGATGTGGAGGGCTGCCCTGTCGATCTGGATCTGAGCGACGACATGCTGCGGCTGCTGGTATGGAATGACCGGGCGGGGCTGTATGACTGGCAGCCGACGATCCGCAGCGAAGCGGAGGCGGCGCTGCTTATCGCCGATGACAGCTGCGGGGCTGCCTGCGACGTTTACGACGATTACACTATGATCGCAAGAGAAAGGTAAGGGAAGATGAAAGAAAACGTTTTTACCGGTGTACTGGCCGCACTGCTGGCCGCCGGGGCCGCGTATCTGCGGGAGCTGATGGTCCCGGTGATCGTGCTTCTGTGCGTGATGATCGCAGATTATATCTCCGGGATGGCGCGGGCATGGGTAACGAAGACGCTCTCCTCGCGTGTCGGGATCACAGGCATCGTGAAAAAAGTCGGCTATCTGTTCGTCGTCGGTATCGGCATCGTGGTCGACTGGATCATCCAGAGCGCCGGAACAAAGATCGGCATTGACATGGGCGGGGTGTATTTTGTGGGCCTGCTCGTGACGATCTGGCTGATCCTGAATGAGCTGATCAGCATTCTGGAGAACGTCAGCGAGATCGGCGCGCCGGTGCCTGAGTTTCTGATCAAGCTGATCCGAAGGTTGAAGAAGACCAGCGAGGAAAAGGGCGCGGAGGGGCTTCCGGAGGAGAACGGGGAAGGCTGAACGAAAGAATGGCCCGGCGGAGCACGGGCCATTTTGCGCAGGAAAGGGATCACACTTGGTCGCCACTATAGTGGGGTGCTGAAGAGAGAGACGCCGGGCGTGGGCGGGACGCGGGCCGATGGGGGCGTTTTGCCGGGGGCAAGCCCCCGGCCCACGGGTGCGGAGGGTGACGGTCTCGCAGAGTTCGTGCTCACGGGTGCGGAGGTGGACGACACCTCATCCGTCAGCTTCGCTGACACCTTCCCCTCGAGGGGAAGGCTTTAAAGCGGAAGGAGGGCTGATATGCCGGGTAATTTTTTGCAGGCGGACACTTCGTTTCCGGAGCTTTCGAAGTATGAGAGCACCGAGGCGAAGCTGGACGCCATTCAGAACTATCTGTTCCTGCTGCTGGAGAATCTGCGCTACACCCTGCGGAATCTCAGCATGGAGGACAACTTCAACCAGGCGGATCTGGGCAAATGGGTGGACGGGCTGGACATCGAGGCCAACACCATCGTCAGCAACACCGTCATCACCAACGAGCTCTACAGCGAATACGGCGCCATCGCAGACCTGGCCGTGGACCGGCTCCGCACCGACTACAAGCGGGCGAAGCGCTACCTGCAGGGCAACACCGCCGCCATCGACTATATCTCCATCCACGACGAGGAGATCAGCTTCCTCACCGGGACGGTGAAGTACAGCGAGACCACGGGGCTGCCGCTGACCGAGCAGCTCCACGACGGGGACCGTTACTTCTGGTGGAAGGACGAGGTCGGCGGGCAGATGACCAGCCTGGAGGAGACCGACTTCCCCGTCACCGTGTTCCGGTACGACGAGCTGGTCAAGGCGCGGTTCCACTTTGAGACCATCCAGCTCGCGGGCGGCGGCACCACCAGGATCCCCGTGCTGATCTTCGGCGCGGGCTTCACCGCTGCGGACGATCCCACCGGCACCCGCGGCAAGGCCCGCTTCTTCAAGGACGAGACCAGCATGAACCTGGTCTACCGCAACGGGGCCGGCGTGGACACCGGCGTTTACATGAATGACGACGGCTTCACCGACGTCACCCAGCGCCGGGCCAGCGTGGCCGTGGACACGGCGCAGCACACCATCACCGTCACGCCGGAGGGCGACGCCGGGCGGATCGTGATCGAGTACGTCGAGGACGCCGACGGGAACCTCACCCTGCGGTGGCCGGACGCGAAGACGTTCACCGTCAGCGTGACGTGAGGGGGCGATCCGGGACGTCGGGGACGCCGTCCCCTACGGGGCGGAACCATCGGGGTGCGGCGGGAGTCTCGATCCCTCAGCCGCTTCGCGGCAGCCCCCTTTCGCAAAGGGGGCCTTTAGGAGTGCAGCGGGGGTCTCGATCCCCCAGCCGCTTCGCGGCAGCCCCCTTTCGCAAAGGGGGCCTTTCGGAGTGCGGCGGGAGTCTCGATCCCTCAGCCGCTTCGCGGCAGCCCCCTTTCGCAAAGGGGGCCCGATCCCTCAGTCACTTCGTGACAGCTCCCTTTCGCAAAGGGAGCCTTTAAAGGAATGATGAACTATGGCGATTGACAAGAAAAGCCTGGCCCTCGGGCTGGCCATCGGGGGCAAATGGAACTACCACGCGGAGAGCGGCGATCTGTGCGTGCTGGGGCCGGTCATCTTCAGCATGGAGATCAGGCGGCCCTATGCGTTCAGCGACGACGCGCTGCCGCTGACGGAGGGCGTGAGCCTGGAGGAACCGGCTCTTCTGAGCGCAAGCACAGCCTTCCACGGCGTGACGGTCTTCTCCGACGCGGCCGCGGCGCTGGCGGAGGAATTGAACGATGAACAACACGATGTTTCCGGCGCGTATCTTTACACCGGAGAAGTACAGGAGGTCAGCATGGACAGCGAAAACGCAAACGAGAACATGAACAACGAGGAAATCACCGTGACGAGCGCGACGATGGAGGTGGATAGCTGATGGCGGGCGTATGGACCAACAACTGGAAGGGCATCAAAAATGCGATGCTGCTGGGTATGGCATCGGCAGATTACCGGTCTGGCTGGAGCACGGTCCTGGATCTGAACGGCAACAGCAGAGGCAACTACACAGTGTATCAGGTCGTAAGCCCGGTGGGGCAATATTACAACTCCAACACCGGGAGTGGAGCGACCGGCTCCTACAGCCCCAATCGCAATGCCATCGTCTTCGGCTCCGGCAACGGCACGCCTGCGGCCTCGGACTACTGTCTCGGCGCCAAGTGGACCAGCAACATCAGCCGCGTCAGCCTGAGCGAGTCGGACAGCTACGACGACACAACGCATACCAAGACGAAAACCGTCACCTGCACGGTGCAGAACACCGGCGCCTCCGCGGTGACGATCCGGGAGTGGGGCATCGAGGGCTATGTCGGCACGCCTGTCCTGCTCTACCGCGCGCTGCTGGACACGCCCGTGACGCTGCAGCAGTACGAGAGCGCCACGTTTACCTGCACCATCTCCATGCGGCTGACGGATCCGATCTGAGGGGGAGAGGCGCGGAACGCCGGGGACGCCGGCCCCTACGGTGGCTGACACCTCATTCGGCCTTCGGCCACCTTCCCCTCAAGGGGAAGGCTTTGGCGGGCCGCCGAGGGCGTCGGCCCCTACGGAGGCGGAACCCGCGGGGGCGGAACGCCGGGGACGGCGTTCCCTACGGGTGGGATCCCGGGGCGGGCGACCACGCAGGGTCGCCCCTACGGGGGAGACAAAGGAGCGGACCCCACAGATGAGCACGGAAGGAAGGGAGAAGTGGAATGAAATTACCGAATATACCATATCCAAAAGCGATGCAAAAGACCGTGCAGGTACAGTTCGGCGGGCTGGACCGGAGGCTGGCCGCCGGGAACGGCGCAATCTGCGACATGACGAATCTGTGGGGCGGAGATGCGCCGCTGCTCTCCAGCAGGCCGAAACGACAGACTGCGGACGCAGCGTTGACTTCTCCGCGCGGATTGTTCCGCTGCGGAGAGACGCTTTTCTGGTGCGACGGCGAGGCGCTGTACGCCAACGGCGAGGCCGTGAGCTGGGCGGAGGAGCTTCCGGGAACGCCGCATCCTGCAGGAGAGAGCGGCGAGGCGCTGCTGAGCGACACAGACAAGTTTTTTGCCGCATTGGGAGAGCGGGTGCTGATCTGGCCGGACAAGGTCATGGTTCGGCGGGTGGACGACCCCTCATCCGCCCTTCGGGCACCTTCCCCCCAGGGGGAAGGAATAGACGTGGAAGACGGTGCGGAGGATCCCAGCCTGGGGGAAGAGACCGAGGAGGTCGGCGCCTGGGAGATCGTGCCGTTGGAGGCGAGCGTGACCGTCAGCGCCACGTTTGAGGACGGGACCTATGCCGGAGAGCCGGCGATGGCCAACACGATCAAGGTAGCCGTTTCGGCTGAGGACTGGCCGGACGGATTCGACTGGGCGGATTATTTCTCCGTGGGCGACGCCGTGACCATCTCCGGCGCGGCGGACGAGGAGAACAACCAGACCATCATCGTGCGCGAGATCGACGGCAACGAGCTTCGCTTCTATGAAAACAGCTTCACGGTCAGCGCCGCGGCGGCGGAGATCACGGTGGCGCGGGAGGTGCCGGAGCTGGACTTCCTCTGCGTAAACGAGAACCGCGTGTGGGGCTGCAAGGGAGACGAGGTTCGCTGCTGCAAGCTGGGCGATCCCTTCAACTGGAACGTGTTCGACGGGATCAGCACCGACGCTTGGAGCTGGGAGACCGGCACGGCGGGGGATTTTACCGCTGCGATCACCTTTATGGGATATCCCTGTTTTTTCAAGGAGGACCGGATTTTCAAGGTCTACGGCAACCGTCCCACCAATTTTGAAACCATGAGCGCTCCGACGCTGGGCGTGCTGGCTGGGGCGCACAAGAGCCTGGCTGTGGCGAGGGAGACGCTGTTCTATCTCTCCCGCGCCGGCTTCTGCGCCTACTCCGGCGGCATCCCTTCTCCCATCGGTGAAGAGCTGCACCGCAGCTACGCGGGTGCCGTGGCGGGGACGGACGGGCTGAAATACTGGGTGAGTGCGGAGCGGAACCCTCAGTCGGCAGAGCCGACAGCACCCCTTGCAGGGGAGCCGAACAAGGAGGTGGAGCTGTTGTGCTACGATCCGGCAATGCGGATCTGGCATCGGGAGGATGATCTCTCTGCCTTCGAGATGGGCTGCTGGGGCGGAGGCGTCATCTGTCTCACGGAGGACGGCAGCTTGCTTTGGTGGGGCGGCGCGCAGGGAACAGAGCGCCCGGCTGCCGGCGGAGGCCTTGTCTGGACGGAGGAAGAGACCGTCAGCTGGTCCGTCGAATTTGCCGACTTTACCATGGACAGCCCGGACAAGAAGGGCGTCAGCAAGCTGCAGCTCCGCCTTGCGCTGGACGAGGAAAGCACAGCCGAGGTGGAGATCCAGTACGATTCCGACGGCGTGTGGCGCGACACGGCAAGCCTGAGGGCCACCGTGAAGCGGAGCTGGTATCTGCCCGTGATCCCGCGGCGCTGCGACCACTTCCGACTTCGGCTGCGCGGAACAGGGCGCTGCGTCCTGCATTCCCTGGCCGTGGAAAGCTATGCGGGGAGCGCCCTGCAGCGGCACTGAGCTATTCAACGTTGAATGATTTGAAAGGAGACAGAGACGTGGCATATACCTACGATGACTTTCAGAAGGCCGCCAATCAGGCAGGCCTTCTTGGCAATTTCTCGCAGTATGACCTGGATCTCACAAAACGATATCCGGAGTTCGGCCTGAGCCTGCTGTCGCTGAAGCAGGACTATGGGAAGGCCACGACGGACGAGCAGCGTCTGCTGGCCAACGAGGCGGCCAACGAGCTGCGCCGGAGCTACGGCAACTATACCGCCGGCGCGGACGGAAACGGCTACTATTCCGAGGGGAAGCTGCCCGGACAGATCGACACGGCGCTGGAGCAGCTTGGGTCCTTCGGCCCGTTCAGCTATGGACGGGAAAACGAATACCAAGCGGCGCTGGACGCCGTAAGGAACCAGACGCCGTTCAGCTATGACTACAGCCAGGATCCGGTCTGGCAGTCCTATCACAAGCAGTACGCCCGAGAGGGACAGAGGGCCGGACAGGACACCATGGGGCAGTACGCCGCCATGACAGGCGGCATGCCGAGCACGGCTGCCATCAACGCGGGACAGCAGGCAAACAACTACTACGCCGCCCAGGCGGCGGACGTGATCCCGCAGCTTTATCAGCAGGCATACGACCGGTATACGCAGGACTTCCAGAACCGACTGAGCACGCTGCAGGCCATGATGGCAGACCGGAAGCAGGCACAGAGCGAATATCTGAGCGACTATGACATGCTGCGGGCCTATCTGGGCGACCTGCAGGGGCAGGACGCGGCGGACCGTTCCATGCAGCAGCAGGCATGGGAGAATCAGATGGCGCTGGCGCAGCTGGCGGCACAGAGCGGAGATTACAGCTATCTGGCCGGACTGGGGATCAATACGGATGCGCTGGGCGACGGCGCCTATGCTTACGGAGACGGCGAGCCGTACGCGATCCGCAGCTATGCCGGGCAGTATTTCATCGCCAACGCCGTTCCGGGGCAGACCATGCGCGGCGGCGACGGGAGCCTCTGGACCAAGAACGCCGACGGCAGCGTGACCATCACCACCCAGGACGGCAGGACCTATTCGATGGGCGGCGAAGGGACCGGCTGGTATGGAGACGGCGGGGACGGGATCGATACGGACGACACGGACGACGCAGAAGCGCAGGCCATTGAGGCTTTCAACAATGGGGACCGAAGCGACGCCGTGATCGAGGCGCTTCTGGCAGCAGGATTCACGCAGGAGCAACTGCAGGAGGCTGGATATTCAGGGAAATATTTCTCTCCGATCAAAAGCCCGTCCGATCTTAGCCCGAAGGCTCTGAACCTTCTGAACCAGATGGCGCGGAGCAACTCCGGCGACAAGCTCGGTTATTTCTACGAGCATATCAAAAACGGCGGATTCAGCGAGGATGAAAGAGATTATCTTCTCTCAGCGCTTGGCTATTGATGGAGGATGATATGGCAACTTTGGACGAGCGACTGGAGCGTATGCGCAGAGACGCCGAAACGAGCGGAACACTGCGCCCGGCACAGGAGGCGGCACAGCAGAGACACAGTCGGACGGTTGACGGCCGCCTGGAGAATATGCGAAGAGATGCGGAGCGGCAGGCTGCATTCCAAAACTCGGTCAACTCCATTCGGCGTGATCAGGTGCAGGGCTGGAGGAGGACGCAGCAGCTCCGGCAGCAGCAGGCTGTGGCGAGTATTCGACACGACCAGGAGCAGGGCTGGAAACGGACCATGCAGATGCGAGCACAGGCAGAACAGGCGCCGGAAGCGCAGACGCAGCGCGCGTTTGCCGGTTTCGGCGCAGCTGTCGGTGGTCAGATCGGTCAGCTGGATGCGTTTGCGAAGCAGCATCAGGAACTGGAGGACGATGCAAAACAAAAGCGGGCAGCAGCCAATGCTGCGAGCATGATGCAGGGCATGACTGACGAGCAGATGGCGGAGGCGGATGCCAAACAGGCTCGGGCAGACGCTGCGGAGCTGCTGCTGAACAATCACAGCCCGGAGGCGCAAGTCGGGACAACGGCCCAACGGCACGCGATGATCGGGCTGACGAAGTATGCACCACTGTCGAAGCGGGACGATTTTACGGCGCTGAGCAGATACAGTCCCGAACAGACAGAGGACGGGGCCTGGTCCAGCCTCAATTATGAGCTGGTCAACCAGAACCGGGACGCCCTGAGCGAGGTGCTTGACCGCCAGGAGCAGGAAGGCACTCTGACCAGCTCCCTGGACGCGCAGGGAAACCTGACCGTCCTCTCCCTGATGACCGATCAGGAACGCGGGATCTATAACTATCTGTACCACACCGAGGGCCAGGAGGCGGCGGACGCCTATTTCGAATGGCTGCTGCCGCAGCTGAACGCGGAGCAGCGACAGAGCTACAACGACTGGGCAGATCAGTTCACCGACGGAGTCGGCGGCGACGTCGCGGCCAGCCTTATGAGCGTGGCCATGTCCCCCTTCCGCGGCGCCAGCTATCTCCGCCAGGCCCGGGACCTTTTGCAGACCGGAAGGATCGACCAGAACAGCATCGGCAACTTCGCCAGCTATGCGCCAACGGAGCTGCGGAAGAACGTCAGCGAGGACATTCAAACCGCGATCACAGATAACCTTGTGGTACAGTTCGGCGAGGAGGAAGGGCGGCGGCTCGGCGAAGCCTGGGGAAAATGGGGCACGTTCGGATATCAGACCGTCATGAGTATGGCGGACTTTTTCCTGAACGCGGCGCTGACCGGCAACCTTGGCGGCGGAGGCGGCAAGGCGGCGGAGTGGTTTTCCCTCACCCTTATGGGCACCGGCGCGGCGGCTGACGCCACGATCGAGGCGAAGGAGCGCGGCGTCAGCGATGCCTGGGCCTTCGGTCTTGGCACGGTGGCGGGCCTGGCGGAGATCGTCACGGAGAAGGTCAGCCTGGAGAAGCTGCTGGACAAGAGTGCGCTGGGCAAGGAAGGTTTTCGTCGGTACGTCCTGAAGAACGTTCTGGCAGAAGGCAGCGAGGAGGGTGCCAGCGACCTGATCAACTGGTACGCCGACGGCCTTTACGAAGCGATCACCCACACCGGACTGAGCGAGTGGGAGACCATGATCCGGGAGATCCAGGCGGAAAACCCGGGTATGAGCCGGGAGACCGCCATCGGAATCGCCTTTGGTCGGCGCTGCGAAGAGCTTGGCTTGGACCTGGCCGGCGGTATGCTCAGCGGCGGAGTGATGGCCGGGATCAGCGGAGGCCTGGATTATACTTACGGGACTGCAGAGATCGGCAAAGCATACAACACCGACCCGGACACCGTGCGGGCGCTGCTGGACAAGGGGCTGGCGTCACCGGAGGGCAGCCGGAGCCGGGCGCTGGCGGAGAAGTATTCCGCCAAGCTGGACAGCGGGCGGGGCCTTTCCAACTGGCAGGTGGGCCGCCAGGTGCGGGCCAACGAGGCCGACATCGCCGCCGGGCGGCTGACGCTGCCGTACTTAGAGGATGGGGAAGCGGATGGGCGGGCCGCGGTTACTCCGCAGACAGAGATGCGTGCCGCCGAGGTGCCTGTGGCCGGGCCCCTCAAAAGCGGAAACGCCGCCCCGGAAGGGACGGCGGGTGTATGGGCCCCACCGCCTTCCATCGAGATCGACGAGGATCCGATGACGCGGTGGAACGAGCTGAGCGGCGGAACTGACGCGGAGCGGTACAGCTTCCGGGACGTGCCGGTGCCGACCTATGAGCAGCTGATCGAGAAGCCGGACATCCCCGTGGTGGACATCCGACGGGAGCGGAGCGGGAGCTTTGCCGCGGAGCGGGACGCTTTTCTGAACAGCGAGCGGGCGCAGCAGCTTTACGCCGCGCCCATCCTGAACCGCGACACCGGCGAGAGCATGTTCATCACGCCGGGAACGATCAAGCACACGTTTTCCAACCTGGGCTGGGAGCAGATCGAGCTGGCGGAGCATCTGCCGGAGATCATCGAGAACGCCGTGCTGACCCACGCGGAGCCGAGCCGGAAGGCGCCGAGAGACCACACGACCGGCGTTTATACCCTGTTCGGGGCCGCGCAGACAGCCGAGGGCGTACAGCCCGTAAAGCTGACCGTGAAGGAATACGACATCGAGGGACAGCCGCTGCCGCAGAACATCAAGGACTATCTGGGCAGCGGGATCCAGCCGGAGACCTATGCCAGCGTCTACGACGGCAAGGTGCTGGTGCTGGAGGGCATAGAAAAAGAAGGGCCATCCAGTTCAGCAGGTTCGGCGGCGGCAATCATGCCGACCACGGAAGTCTACCCTTCAGGTCCTTCTTCCGAAGGGCCCTCCAGTTTCATAGCGCCGGCAACGGCGGGAAACGCCGCAGACATGCGCCCTTCAGGTCCTTCTATAATTAGTGTAAAGGATTTGCTTGCGCTTGTCAAGGGCGACGCGGTAAAATACATACCACAGGAGCCCCCTCATCAGTCGCCTGCGGCGACAGCATCCCCCCAGGGGAAAGCCAATATTCAGAACGGAGGATTGAGCAATGGAACAGAACAGAGAACCGGAGGGTCTGAGCCTGCCGTCCTTGAAAGGAACGACGGACGAGGCGGAAACGACGCCGCGACGGGCTCCGCAGTCGATTCTGGCAGAGACGGAGGACGGGTTTCTGGTGAACGTTCCGGAGGACAGGCTGGACGCCTGGACGGCGGCGCAGAGCTCCGGAGGCTTGCCGGACAGCGTCAGACAGCGATTGATCGACGGAATCATGCAAAAGATCTACGGCTCGAACCGGTAAGCAGCCGACAGCTCGGCATGGCGAGCGGCACGGAAGATCTGAGCGTCCGGGTCATGCCGCGAAGCGCATGGGACGAGGAGATGGAGAGCACAGCACAGCGCATCCGGGAGCAAACCGGGATGGAAACGGTCTATGTGCTGGGGAAGCTATCCTTCCGCCGCAGTGACGGCGACACCGGGCTTGCCCGCGCAGCAAACACAGGGCGGCGCATCATCCTCCAGTGCGACAACAACACCGACAGCGTGACGCGGCTGGGCGCACATGAGATCTATCACAGCCTGAGCGAGCATGCGCCCGGCCAAAACGAGGAGCTGATGGAGCGGGTCAGGGCGCGGTACGGCGAAGCGCAGCTGCAAAGGGTGCTCGATACCTACGTCAGCAAGCTGTACGGCGTCTATGACGTGATGGAGGGCATGACCGAAGATGAATACGAGTCGGCCATGGCAAAGATCATCGACGAGCTGCTGGCCGACGCCTATGCCGGGATCAACGCCTTTGGGGCAAACGCGGCACGGTTTCAGGAGGCGGTGCGCGAAGGCGTCAATGAATACTGGGGGATCACAGACGAAAACGCAGCTGCGACGGAGCGGATCACCGGGCCGCCTGAGCGGTACAGCTACGCCGGGAGAAACGCCAACGGCGCCGACACTAACGCGGAGCTGTTCAGCGAGGAGGATATCGATGCGGTCCAGCGGATCGGAAGGAAGAACGTCAGCGAACTAAGCAGCGATGAGCTGAGAAGCATTGAAGCATTTGCAAGAAAAGCATGGGGCGACATGGGCACGAAGTCCCCCTTCTTCCGGGCGTGGTTCGGGGACTGGAGGTCACACGATCAGCAGACAGTCACGACGGTGGAGCCGGATACGCGAACGCCGTTTAAGGCAGGAAAAGCAATCAACGCCGACACCGGCCGCGTTATCTCCTGGGGAAACACACTGAAAACTGAGACGATCACGCATCTTCGGAGCGGAGGCGTTGCCGCCGAAATGCTGGGCAGCATTGAAGATCTGGTAAAAAACGCGGTGCTGCTTGATACATCGATCTCCGGACCGGACAGCAAATCAAAGCTGCCGGGTACAGCGCTGATGCATTCCTTCTACGTTCTGGCACGAGACGGTGAGAACGTCAGCTTGCTCAAGCTCTACGCCGAGGAGGCCGTTTCCAAGGCGGGAGAAGACTTTACAAGAGCCTATGACCTGAAGGATATAAAGACAGTGGCAACATCCACTAACGGTGTTCTCTCCCAAACGGGAGGCTTAACCGATGCGGACATTGCCACTATCCAAACTGTAGCAGATTTGTTCGCCGCTGTCAAGGACTACGATTCGAGTTTCCAACCACAGGAAGCCAGCGCGGTCGTGAATGAGGACGGCACGCCGAGAATCGTATATCATGGAACAAATGCGGAGTTTAACACCTTCGAGAGCGAAGACGGCACATACTGGTTCAGCGAATCGGAGGATTACGCAGAGGCCATGATGGAGGAGCGAGGAGGAAGCAGGATCGTTCCGGCCTATCTGAGCATTCGGAATCCCCTGTATGCGATGATTCCGCCGGGACAGTTCAGCGATCCCGGAGCGGAGGCGCCGCTGATCCGGCAAGCCAGGATGACGGGACACGACGGGCTGGTGATCCAGAACGATACGGACAACGAGCTGGAGGCGGACACCTTCTACGTAGCATTTTCACCCGATCAGATCAAAAGCGCCACGGAGAACGTCGGTACCTTTGACCGAGGGACGGCGGATATTCGTTACTCCGTGGACGACGTGGAGCGGATTCCGCAGAGCAGTGCGGAATATGCCCAGATGAAGCGAAGAAATGCACAGACCAGGGCGGAAAATTCACAGAACCGGAAGAAAAAGCCCGTGACGGAGAGTCGGCCGATCCTTGCAAAGCAGGACCTGAAGCGAAACCTCCTGGGGCTGTTCTCCATCCCGGAGGGCAGAAGAGCAGAGATCGGGCAGATCATCGACCGCTATGCGGACTACATCTGGCGGAAGGGCGAGCTGAGCCAGCGGGACATGGACGCCTTCTTTGATCGCATGTACAGCGAGGGCGTTATGACCGTGCCGGCAGACGAATACGCCAGAGCGGGGCGGCAGGCCGTGACCGGCGGGCGCATCTATGTTCCTGCGCGGCTGCGGGCGGAATTCGGAGAGGACTGGCAGGACTTCCGGCGCAGAGCGTTCGGGGCCGGCGTGCTATTGACGAGCAATTCGGCAGATTCTGCTGCGGATCAGTGGAACATGGAGCTGGCCGAGAGCTTCCCCAATCTCTTTGACGCCGGAGACCTGGACGAGCGCGGGATCCTGGAAACGATCGTGAACATGGCCGAGGACGGAAAGGACCAGAAGCTGAGCCTTGCAGAATATGCGGCAATGCTGAGCGGACAGGAGGGCGTCAGCGAGGACGAATATCTGGATCAGCTGGAGCGGCAAATGGACTGGGCGCTGCGGACCTACGCAGAAAAGGCGAAGTTGGAGGTCCGGCTTCGGGACCGCACTGGAATCAAGATCGCCGAGGAGAGGGAAAAGGCAGAACAGCGGAGCGCCAAGGAGCGCGCGGCGGAGGCTCAGCGCAGGGCGAAGGACCGTGACCGCCGCAGGGAGCTTGCGCAGCGCCAGAGCGAACACAGGGCGCTCCAGGAGCTCCAGCAGAAAACCTTGAAGCAGCTGCAATGGCTGAGCCGGAACCGGCAGCGGGCGCCGGCGGAGCTGCAGGCGGCCTGGGACGAGGTGCTGGGCGACATCGACATCTATGCCGTCAGTGCAGCAAATGAAATGCACTGGTCAGGCAGGCATCAGGCGACGTGGCGCGACCTGGCCGACATGTACCAGGCGGCAAAGCAGAACGACCCCAACTTCCTGCCGAGCAAGGAGCTGGAGCGGATCGTATCCCGACTGGACAAACAGCATATCGCGGACATGGATCCTGCGGCGCTGGCAGACCTCTACAAGGCCGCGGTGGGGCTGAGGACTGAGTTCTACAACCGGAACAACGTGATCAACGACGAGGAGCACCGGGCGTTTGAGGAGCTTTATGAGGGCGTACGGGACGAGGTGGAGACCGCAAGCGGCGGCTATGATGACAGACTTGGCGGGAAATTATTCAACGATCTGCAGCTGACACCGATGAACGCCATTGCCCGCATGGGCGGTTGGAACAGAGACGGGCAGCTCTACTCCGTGGCGCGGATGCTGGAACAGGGCGAGCGCGACATGCGGAGATACACCGTGGATGCGAAGGCCGAGCTGGCGCCGTTCCTGGAGGAGCACAGCGACTGGGTGAAGCGGGCCGACGGACAGGGCAGGGACGCCATCTGGTACGAGATCGAGGTGCCGGAGTTACTGGAGCTGGGCATGGGCGACAAGCCTATCTTCGGGAAGACTGTGAAGGTCTGGATGACGCCGACGCAAAAGGTCCACATGTACCTGGAAAGCAAGAGCTACGACAACCTGCGCCACATGGCCGGGGGCCGGACCTTTGCGAACAAGGAGCTTTACAGCGAGGGAAAGCGGGCCGAGGCGTTTGCCCAGGGCACGACGATCCGGCTGGCGCCGGAGACCGTGAAGAAGCTCGTCAGCGACCTGACGCCGGAGGAACAGGAGCTGGCGCGGGTACTGGAGCACTACTACAATGAAAGCTCCCGCGCGGAGATCAACCGAGTCAGCAACGCACTGTATGGCTATGATAAGGCCATCGGCAGCAACTATGCCCCGATCTTCACCAACAGCAACTACGTCAAAAGCGAGCCGGGCGTCTTTGACCTGACCGCCGAGGGCGTGGGCAATATGAAGGCCAGACAGTTCAGCAAAAATCCGAGCTATCAGATCAGCGCCTTCGACGCCTTTGAGCGCAGCGTGGACCAGACCTCGCGCTTCGTGGGTATGGCGATCCCGGCCAGGAACGTCAGCACGCTCATGAACTGGCGGGAGGCCAACAACTCCATGCGCGACGTGCTGACGCACAAATGGGGCAAGGAAGGCGCCGCGCTGATCGATGACCTGCTGACGGAGCTGCAGGGCGGAAAAGAGATCAGGACGCCGAAGCTGGACAGCTTTGTCAACAAGGCGCTGAGCAAATACATTCAGGCTGTGTTCGGCTTCAATCCCTCCATTGTGTTCAAACAGTTTGCGTCCTATCCGCTGGCGGCTGCCTATTTAGGCTACAAGAACATGCCGGTCTGGGTGCCGGGTGCGGCGCAGGTGGACACGGAGCTGATACGGAAATACAGCGGGGAGCTGGCCTACAGAACCATGGGCTACGCCACGCCGGAGACGGCGCTGCTGAAGGACAATCCGGGTAAAATGCAGGAAAAGGGAATCCTGAATTTCGTCTTCGGTGGCGGGAGCATCACCTGGATGGATGGCTTCACCGTGCGCTGCCTCTGGACCTGGGCGGAGAACAAGGTCAAAAACGAAACAAACCTGCAGCCGGGCACACAGGAACAGATCGACGCAGGGACGGATCCGTATTACCGGGCGGTGGCCAGGGAGTTCGAGGAAGCGGTCAGCCGGAGCCAGCCCATGTATGACGTGATGCACCGGAGCGCAGTGATGCGCGACGGCGGCGGCCTGGGGCGGGCGTTTACACTTTTCAAGACCGTGCCGCAGCAGGAATATAACATGCTGCGGGAGGCCTTCGGAGAGCTGCATCATGCCAAAGAGAACGGCAGCAAAGAGGACATCAAGGCGGCACGGAAAAAGGCCGGGCGTGCAGTGAGCGGCATCCTGATCGGCAATCTTATGATCGGGGTGATCACCTTCCTGAACGCCATGCTGAAGAACAAGGGCAAAAAATACCGCGATGACGAGGACGAACTGACCGCGGAGAGCTTTCTGGAACAGTTCGGCAAGCAGTATTTCAGCGATAGCGCCGGCTTGGTCATCTTCGGCGATACTCTGAGCGATATCCTGAGCAACGTCATCGCCGGGGATAAGTGGTACGATCTGGACGCACCGGGCATCGAACAGGTCAACGAGATTATCGAGGGCGGCCTGAATGCGGCGAACACGGTGAAAACGCTGGTGGCGGACAGCATTGAGGTCCTGCGGGACGGCGGAGACTGGGCGCAGTACATGGCGGATCACAGTGACGTTTACATCAGCGCCGTGGATGAGCTCGCGACTCTGCTCGGAAAATACGGCGCCGGTCTGCCGACCGAGAACGTGAAGGCATACCTGCTGGGCGCGTTGAGCTGGCTTAGTCCGGAGATCAAGACGGCCTATGAGGACGCCCTGAGCAAAGCGGACAAGAACGGGCTGAAGGGTCTGACCGGTCCGGCCTTGGAGATGAGGATCGAGCACCTGATGGGCGAACACGGCATTCAGATCAGCGATGAGAGCGCCGAGGCGCTGGCTGAGCTGTACGCGGCAGGATTCAAGACAGCGATCCCGACGGACGCACCGAGCAGCGTCACCGTGGATGGCGAGAACCGCAAGCTGAGTCTGACGCAGCAGCAAACCTGGGATAAGATCTGGAGCGGGACTGTGGGCGAATCGCTGGACGAGCTGGTGCGCTCTGAGGCGTTTCTGGCCGCGGATGCCGAAACACAGGCGAAGATGCTGGATCGCCTCTACGACTACGCCACGGAAAAGGCAAAGGAGGCGCTGTTCGACGACTATGAGCCGAAGAGCAGCACGGAGAAGACCAACGCCATGATCGCCGCAGGTGTGGCCCCGGCGGAGTGGGCGGCCTGGAAGGAGACGGTCAGCGACGAGAAGAGAGACGAGCAGATCGAGCAGACGCTTTCCTCCGGCCTGAGCGACGAGAGTCTTCTGGCTGCCATCGGTAGCCTGATTGGAACCGACATGGAGACGGAAAGCGGGAACCAGACGCAATGGGCAAAGCTGAACGCTGCCATAGACGACGGCGTTTCCGTGGAAGATGCCGTGCACATGATGCAGAACGGTGAGCTGGACACTTATACCAAGTGGCGCAGCTCCGACGCCAAGGCTGCGGGCATTTCGGCAACGGTCTACATCGACTTCCGCGAAACATTAAATGTCACTCAGGCGGACAAGGACGCGACAGGTAAGACCATCAGCGGGTCGAAGAAGGAGAAGGTCATGCGGTATATCAACAGTCTGCCGCTGACAGGCGGGCAGAAAGACGCACTGTATTATGACGCGGGGTACACCGAAAGCACCATAGACGACGCGCCTTGGCACAGCGGACAGGTGCAAGGCCTGAGCCTGCCGAGCCTGGGAGGAGAAGACGAAACGTCCGGAGGGCTTCCGGACTCGGGAGGCAGAGAGGAACTGCCAGGCCTGAGCTTGCCGCGCCTGGGAGAGTAAAGAATGAGGACCGGGGCGAAAGCTCCGGTCCTTGGAAAAGCTTGTGTAGTCTATCGATGTACGGGGGGCGTACTGTGTGATGAAGTCAAAAAAGTGTGTGTTTTCAATGGGTTTTCGGAGGCGTATAGCCTATTGGAGTCTGGAGGTCCGGACTCCAATAGGCTATGATTTGATTTTAAATAAAAACGCGATAGACGATTGAGAGATATTTTGTTGCTTTATTCCACGTGCAGGAGGCAAAAAGGGCCTTAACTGCGGCGTTTTTGTACTCGGTCCCTGTGTCCGCTGATTCGAGCGTTTTCAGAGTGTCGGCGATGCTCTGCTTTAAAATGGCCTCTGCAGACGTGGGATCGACGCGGGATTCCAGGGTTTTGATCCTCTCCGTGATCTCCTGCTGGTTCTGCCGCAGGGTATCGCGGGCCAGCCGATAATCCTCCAGCGTGTCGATGCCGTTCATGTAGGCGTCACGGAGGCGGGAGAGCTTCTTTTCATACTGCTCTGCCTGCAGGTGCAGCGCCTTCAGCTCCTGGGCGGTCTCATCCCGGTGGGTGACGGTATAATGCAGCGGCAGGGCGGATGCGGCGTCGGCGCGCAGACGCTCGATCACCGCCTCGTGCAGGGCCTCCACCGTGATGCTCTGACGGGATTTGCAGCGGGCACGGGCATAACCGTTGCAGATGAAATAATGCGGCTTCTGGAAGACCAGGGTGC